TTCTGCTAATATTGTTTGATTTGTTTTCATGATTCAAAGATATGCAATAGGATTGTAACTGTATAATTTATTTAGTATATTTTGTTATATTAATAATATAATCAGTCCATTGACTAGCCATTGCTTTAGCTATACCTGAGTAAGTTACACTTCTCTTCTTTCCCCTATCTGCAGAAGGAGACATCTTCCAAATAGCTTGCTCTCTTCCCTCTACAATATCAGTAGGAACTAAACAAGGTAGATTCTTTAACCACAAGCAAGTACCTTTCTGTTCCCCATGTCCAAACATCCAAGGTTGAATAGTTTGATTAGGTTTCATCCACTTTGTATTTAAGGTACCTACGGGGTTCTCTATTGCAATATAATCAATAGGTGAATCAAATAGTGCTTTAACAAATTCTAATGCATCCTGCCTGTCCTTTGCCCTATTAGGATAGTTAGGGTGGGGTCTTCTTTGCTCTGCAGGTAAATGCTTGTCTTCAGGATGATAGAACCATCTTGCCCCACTAACAGTAAGGTAAGTACAAGGAGGGTGAGCAATCATTAAATCCCATTTGGGGACTGATACCTTAGTACCATCTTGAGTAATACCGCTGCCTTTAATAACTTCAAAGACATCACAGTTGAAATGCCATTGAGGATTTCCCCCACTACATTCTTGTAAATCACAAGAGTAAGCATTGTGTCCTAGTAACCTAAGTTCTTTAGTAGTAGCCTGCGATTCCTCACAAGCTACTAATACATTCAAAGAAACCTTTTTCATGATACTCTTACTACAAAGTGATTACCACCTGAAACCCAATAAATTTGATGAACTTGTAATGAATGAATAGCTTGGATGTCTTCTACTTCATAACCATTTCCTTCATTGAAGTACTGAGAACCTAATTTACTATCTACACCAGTCTCATAAGTACATGAAGCCATATCATCCCAATTTCCCCAAACTCCTACGAATGTAGATTCATCTACTGATGTTATCTCATAGTAGTTAGAGGTGTACTCCTCATTAATAGCATCATCTTTTTCCATTGAGTGCATTAAGTCTAAAGCTACTGCTAAACTAGGTATATTATCCTCGATAACTCTACCTGTGTCTCTTATTTGTATCTTGTATGTTTTCATGCCTCAAAGATATGCAATAGGATTGTAACTGTATAATTTATTTGTAATTTAGAATGATTCTAAATAAGGAATTAAAAAGATCCGGATCTTATAAGTATCCTTTATCTTGTCCACACAAAGCACACTCTAGCCCTGTAGCTCTAGGAATATCCGGTGTATCTGCATGGCAGAACCTGCAGTAAGTATAATCCAAATCATGGAATACTGCAAACTTGTACACTTCCCCTGGCCCTTTGACCTCATATAATTCTTGGCAGATATTAGAAATTTCATCTGCTTGTTCATTGGATAGTAATTTCATTTTACTCTTAATGATAAGTGATTAATAAGATAAACTATACCGTTCAGTATAATTAAAGATGGGATTAATGTTGTAAGTGTCATAAATCATTCTTTATTGAATCAAAATTAACAATTAAAACTATAAGGATCAGGACAAACATAATACCTTGTACTATTGCCCCTAAATAAAATACGCTGTCCATAATTATAAAACTAGTTTTCAACAATTACATAATTAATATCTTCAGGGGAAATCTTATTCCAATTATTATCCCTGTAATATCCTTGAGCCTTATAACGTTCTCTCAAGCTTTTTACTGCTTGCTCAGCTTCTTCCTTACTGCTATAATTGTGGAAAGTAGCAGGAATATTATCCGTACCATTCCAAATAGTAAATGTTTTTGTTTTCATACTTCAAATATAAGTAAAAGAAATATAACCATATAATTTATTTGCTATTTAGAATGATTCTAAACAAGATATTATTTCAGTACATCCTGCTACCCGCAAATAATTCTAATACTTTCATAACTTTAAATAACAGCTACTTTATAATCTGCAACCGGTTTACCTTTAATATTACAATCATTCATGTAGTCATAACATTCAATAACACTAAATGATCTGAATACTACTTTACCGTTTACCTTCACAACCCAGGATAATATAGGATTCTTAACTTCAATATTGATCATACTTGTATATAAGAATAAAAAGATAGTTTTTGTAAAACGGTTAACCTATACACCGTTAAGGTTTTCACAAAACAATTAAAAAAAGGAAATATATTAAAAAAACAAATTTTATTTATCAAGAATAAACTTCTTTAGGGATATTAGTATTCAATACAGTACATCCCCTAGCTTTTAAGGTATCTAAAGCTCCTTTAACTATAATCCTACTTAGAGGAGTAGACAACATATCTTTAAGTTTCTTTCCAGTTTATCAATGAAGATAGTTTCAAACTCACATACGTTATTAAAATACTCGTAGGTTAATTTATATGTTTTTTGCGCTCTCATCTGTTAATCGGTATAAATCTTACAACTTAAAACATTTTTCCGCTGATCTGTTTCGGATAAATAACCCCGTGTTAATCTAACTGCCTGAGTTATGGCGTTTGCCCTGGTTGATGCGTACACTACTTTAGGTTCGCAATTGGCAAAAATGATTCTGTAATACATTGTTTTGACTGTTTTTAAAATAGGGGCTAAAATTAGCCCCGTAGGTTAATTATTTTTGTTGTTTTGATAGTTTATACTGCTTTACTGCTAAAGTGATACCTATCCCAAGCAGTCACTTTCTCTTCTAAATAAAAATTGAATTTCATATATAACTTCTTTTTTTTACGTAAAGATACAATTAGATTGTTACTTATGCAAGTAAAAGTTATCAACAATTGTTAGTTAACTTTAAAAGGAGCTGTCGAAAACTCTTCCCCGGTATGTTTACCATACGCATGGTAGCTCATGGTTTGGTCATCCATTACCTTTAAGGTAGCGGAATCTAATCTGGATTCCGGATGCTCACAGTCTGAAAAATCATAACCCTCCAAGTCAACGTAAACGAAATCTTCATAATCCAAGCTTTCAACAATTTCAATTAAATCTTCATTGTCAGTAGAGCTGTAAAACTCAACCCGGTAATCAAAAAAGCTTATACAATAAAAATCTTGGTGACTTTTAAATGCTTCTGCTAATTTTGATTTTTCCTTGAATTCTTTAAGGATGTTTTCATCGAGCTTTATTACTGCAAATTCTACAGTATCCCACTCTGAAGTTGTCATAGCTGCAACTACGATACAGTCTGTTGGTGTGTTTGTAATTTTCATATAACTATTTGATTTTTTTGTTACGTAAAGATATGCAATACAATTGTAATTCTAAAATTTATTTGTAATTTAGAATGATTCTAAATAAGACTTGTATTTCTTTTATTATATTAAAAAGAATGTATAACCGGATCTATGATATTTAAATTATCTCTTACCCTGATATGTTCAGTAACATAAGTACCCCAATAAGGAGCAATACCTTCTGCATGATCTACCTGCCGGACTAATGCATCTAAAATGTGATTAGCTATTTCCTGGACCTGCTCCTCTTTAACTTCATCACTAAACTCTACTTCAACGGTAAATGAAACTGAATTTTTCATAATTATTTGATTTTAAATTGTGTTGGGTGGATGGGGGGAATCGAACCCCCTCTTTCCAAACATTCCTTTATACAATCGATCTACTATATAAAGGTATTACAGCCTTATTTTTGTTATCTCACTTATAGGAGTTCCCACATTGCCATAAGTATTACTGTAACATCCACCAAATATCTTATCTTCTTTTTACATTCCTAGAATGCTCAAATTGAAAGTAAATTATAACTATCAAAACTAAGAGGGGAATACTTAACATATATCTCCTTCCTCTATTCCATTTTTAATATTACACCAGTAGGTGTGTCCTTCAGGAGTTTCTTCCCAAGCAAAAGCTCCATACAAAGCTCCTCTAAGAGAAGAAATTTCAATATCTAACAGTTCTTCGTGAGTATATCCAAGTGCCTTTTCCCCTAATTCTTCAGGAAGTTCTTGTAACCATTCTTTTATAGTTTTCATTATACATTACCCTCCTCCATCAATAATGTATTGTGTAACTCTTTCCAATATTCATTTCCTTCAGGAGTATAACTCCAAACAAATGCTTCAGGAAGTACTCCACTAGACCAACCACTAAGTCCTGAATAACCTGTTAAAAGAAGTCTCAAAGGTTCAGCATTATCAATTGCTTGAGTCCTGTAAGGTTCAGGAAGTTGTTGTAACCACTCCAACATAGTCTTTTCTTTTACAGACTTTACTACTTCAAAGAGCATTCCTAACTCTTCAGCTAATATCTCAAGAGCAGGGCAACAAGCATCAAAAGCTTGTATAGTGTGGAAAGAAGCTACTTCTTCCAAAAGGTTGTCTTTTTTAAATCTAACTGTAATCATTTTCTTGTTTGTTTTTTAATATACACCAAAGATATGCAATAGGATTGTAACTGTATAATTTATTTGCTATTTAGAATGATTCTAAATATCCACTTTATAATCCGCTATCGGTTTGCCTGGCAGATCATAAGCTTTAATAAAGTCGTAGCATTCCACTACAGATTTAGAGCGAAACACTACAACTCTATTACTTAATACCTTCCAAGATAGGATCGGATTAGCCGGGAATACTCGGGGGACAACGTCAATCCCACTCATCAAAGTTCTCCCAATTAATAACACCATCTTCAGTAATAAGATTATTCTCAATAAGAGAAGCAGCAGCTCTCCCAAAATAACCTTGTAAGCTCCAACACATCTTAGTACGAATAAGGTACGCCTAGGCCTCAATAACTTCTTCCCGAGTAGCTTCTTCAACACATCCTTCAGCTATCATAGTAGCTGAGTAAGGTGTTAACTCTAATCTAGTTTCAACATTGTTTTCCATAATACACTACTCCCAAACTTCTAAGATAGTTAAACCAAAGCCTCTTTGCTGAGACTTAATAAACTCCTCAGCTTCTTTTCTTGTTTCAAAAGCTCCAAGCTTTTCAAGAGTATAAGTCCCTTTACCGTCAATAGTAAATTCGGGGACTACATCAAATACGGTAAAAAATACATTTTTCATAACTAACTAATTTTCATTTAATGATTAAAGATACAATAAGATTGCAAGCTTTCCAATTTTATTTGCTATTTAGAATGATTATAAATAAGAGAGATTTACTCTTTACCATTACGGTAGAAAGGAGTATCATCTTCTTCGGGATCAAAAATTTCTTGAGTAGCAAAACCATCATTATCTTCTACGGTCATAGGTTGGCTTAAACCTTCTACGTCTTCGACTGATTCGATTGACATATCATTATCTTTAACTTGTCTGATAGCTTCAGCTCT